AGGAGTAGAAAGAATACGGGTAGAGATGTTGAATAGACAAGATTATATGAAAGATACTAGAGTTAATTTAAACACTACTTCTCGTACAACTAGTAATACCTCAGTATTAACTTTTACATAAGATGTCAGATTTACAACCTTTTACAACGAGTATTGGTGGTGGATTAGTACAAAATAAAGATGTCTTCTCCATGAATCCTGGAGAGGCTTTAGAGTTAACAAACTTTGAACCTGATATTGAAGGTGGATATAAAAAAATATTAGGTACAACTTTATTTAATGATAACATTGTACCTCAAGTAACTTCTTCTAGTGAACGTGTTGTTATGTCTGCCGTATTTAATGATGTTGTTTTAGGAGCAAGAGGTGGTAGTATTCATCGTGCTTCTAGTGGCAGTGGTTCATGGACTTCTTTAATTACAGGATTAGGAACTCCTACACAAAACTATGAGTTTAGAAAATTTAACTTTGATGGCACAGATAAAATTGTTATTTGTTCAGCAACATCAACACCAAGAATAGTAGACTCTAGTTATAGTGTTACCAATGTTAATGCTACAGGTAGTGCTAACTTTAAGTTTGTAGAAATATTTAAGAATCATATTTTCTTTTCAGGCGATTCTAATAATAAACAATCTGTTAAGTTTATGCCCCCATTTGGTACAAATGATTTTGATACAGCAAACGGTGCAGGTGAAATACGAGTAGACTCTACAGTTACAGGTCTTAAAGTTTTCCGTGAAAGTTTATTTATTTTCTGTACTGATGAAATATTTAAATTAGTAGGAAACTCTTATGCAGATTTTCAACTACAACCTGTTACTCGAAAGATTGGATGTAGAGACGGTAGAAGTATTCAAGAATTTGCAGGTGATATTATATTCTTAGGGCCTGATGGATTAAGAACAATCGCAGGTACAGACAGAATTGGTGACGTAGAATTAGGAACTATTTCTAAACAAATACAAGAAGAAATAGATAATATTACAACACATAATATTAATTCACTTGTGATTCGAAATAAATCACAGTATCGAATATTTTATCCTACTAGTGATGGGCAAACAGAAAATGCTTCAATAGGATTAATTGCTGTTATTAAGTCTAATCCTAATACAGGACAGTTAGGTTTTGAATACTCAAAAGTTCAAGGATTAAAAGTTTCAAGCTGTGATTCTGATTTTATTAGTAATAATGAAACTGTTGTATCAGGTGGGTATGATGGTTATATTTATCAACAAGAATCAGGAAATGTATTTACAAGAATAACAAGTAGTAGTACAATTAATGCATTTTATCGTACACCTGACTTAACAATGGGAGACCCAGGTGTTAGAAAAAATATGCAACGAGTTATTTGGAACTATGAGAATGAAGGTAACGTAGATGCTAATTTTAAATTACGTTATGATTTTGATAGTTCCAGTATTCCACAACCAGCGGCCTATAGCTTATCCACAGGAGCAGGTATTGCTGTTTATGGTTTAGCTGTATCTACATATGGCACAGCAGTTTATGGTTCATCAGGTTCAAACTTAGTAAGACAATCTGTTGAAGGTAGTGGATTTACAGTCGCACTAAGAGTAGAAGAAACATCTACAAATCAACCAATATCATTTAAAGGATATCAATTAGAATTTATACCTGGAGGTAGAAGATAAAATGGGAGCAACGTATACAAGACAAGAATCCAGTAATATTACTGACGGTTCCGTTATTGAGGCAACACACTTTAATAACGAGTTCAATCAGTTAGAAGCAGCTTTTGCTTCATCCACTGGACACAGCCACGATGGTACTACAGCGGAGGGAGCATATGTTCCTCTTATTGCTGATAGTGATGCATTAAATAAAATACTCGTAGACACATCAAACAATAGATTTGGTGTATTTACAGAAGTAGGTGGTGTTGCTACAGAACAGTTCAGATTTCAAGATGGTGCTATTGTTCCCGTCACCGATAATGATATTGATTTAGGTACTGCTTCTTTAGAATTTAAAGATGGTTATTTTGATGGTGTATTATACACAGATAGCCTAGCCTTACCTACAACAACTATTACTGACATACTTGATGAAGACAATATGGCTTCTGACAGTGCAACAGCTTTAGCCACACAACAATCAATCAAAGCCTATGTTGATGCTCAAGTTACTGCTCAAGACTTAGACTTCCAAGCAGATAGTGGTGGTGCTTTAAATATTGACTTAGATTCTGAGACCTTGACATTTACAGGTGGTACGGGTATTGATACAAGTGGTAGTGGTAATGCTGTAACTTTTGCTATTGATTCAACTGTAGCCACTTTAACAGGTACACAAACACTTACTAATAAAACTTTAACAACACCTACAATTGCGTCTATTGTTAATACAGGAACTTTAACACTTCCTACTTCAACAGACACATTAGTAGGCAGAGCAACTACAGATACTCTTACCAATAAAACATTAACTTCTGCAGTATTAAACGGAACAATATCAGGAACATCCATTAAAGATGAAGATGATATGTCCTCTGACTCTGCATCTCATTTAGCTACACAACAATCTATTAAGGCTTATGTTGATAGTCAAGTTACTGCACAAGATTTAGATTTCCAAGGCGATAGTGGTGGAGCATTATCTATTGATTTAGATAGTGAAACATTAACTGTTGCAGGTGGAACAGGTATTGACACTTCAGGTTCATTAAACACATTGACTGTGGCTATTGACTCAACTGTAGCTACTCTTACTGGAACACAAACTTTAACAAATAAAACATTAACATCACCTGTCCTTAACACTTCTGTTTCTGGTAGTGCATTTTTAGATGATGATACATTTGCAACAGCTAGTGCTACAACATTGGCTTCTTCTGAGTCTATTAAAGCCTATGTTGATGCTCAGGTAACAGCTAGTGATTTAGATTTTCAGGGTGACTCAGGTGGTGCATTAAGTATCGATTTAGACTCTGAGACACTTACTGTCGCAGGTGGTACAGGTATTGATACTAGTGGTTCTGCAAATACATTGACTGTGGCTATTGACTCTACAGTAACTACATTAACTGGAACTCAGACACTTACAAATAAAACTTTAACTAGTGCTGTATTGAATGGTACTATTTCTGGTACATCTATCAAAGATGAAGATGATATGACTTCTGATTCAGCAAGTCACTTAGCAACTCAGCAGTCCATCAAAGCATATGTTGATAGTCAAGTATCTACAGCAAACGAATTATCAGAATTAACAGATGTAACAATAACTTCTGTAGCTGATAATGAAGTGCTAGCATATGATAGCACCTCTTCAAAGTTTATTAACCAAACTGCAGCAGAAGCAGGTTTAGTTACTCTCACAGGTACAGAAACACTAACCAATAAAACTTTAACTAGCCCAACAATTGATTTATCTTCTGTAACCTCTTCAGGTGACTTAGCTGTTGCTGATGGTGGTACAGGGGGTTCAACTGCATCTGCCGCTAGAACTAATCTTGGTTTAGTTATTGGTACAGATGTACAGGCTTATGACGCAGAATTAGCAGCAATTGCAGGATTAACCTCTGCAGCCGATAAAGGTATTCAATTTACAGGCTCAGGCACTGCCGCTACATATGACTTAACAACAGCAGGTAAGGCATTATTAGATGACGCTGATGCATCTGCACAAAGAACTACTTTAGGATTGGGTACTTCAGCCACATTAGATGTAGGTACAAGTGCTAATAATATAGTTCAATTAGACGGTTCTGCTAGATTACCTGCAGTCGATGGTAGTCAATTAACAGGATTAAGCACAGGGGCTACACAAGGGTTCGCTATAGCAATGGCCGTAGCATTATAATCATGAAAACACTTGACAAATTTTCAAATAACATTATAATATATAAAGTATAGGGGGAATAAATGGCACAGGATTTTGAAAAAGCAGTAGGATTAAACGTAGGCACAGGGGCTACGACTATCCTCACATCTAACTCAGATGATGCTATCATTGGTATCCGATTAGCTAATATTCTAGGTTCAACCATTCAAGTGGATGTATATATCACCCACAATGATGGTGGTGGAGACGATAATTATTACCTAGTTAAAGGTATCAATATTCCACCAAATTCATCCGTAGAACTTGTAGACGCAGGTTCTAAGATTGTTATGCAATCAGGGGATGACCTAGTAGTAAAATCAGATACAGCATCAAGCTGTGATGTTTGGGTTTCATTCATCGACACAATTTCAGCATAAGGAGTAATTAATTGGCATACATTGGAGTACAACCAGCAGAGGCATATACCTCATTTGCAGTACAGCACTTTACCACAAGTGCGACTACTAGCTATACGCTTGATAACCCCGT